TACAGTTGCACCGTCGCTAGGATCTTCTTTTTCAACAACTGTGCCACTGTTTCGTTTCAAATTGTTGAGTATGCTGCTGTTGTTGGATGTACCAGTAGAGTTGTAGTTGTTGTCATCTTCGTCTTCGCCTAAGTCTCTAATGCGCAAACTGTCTACATCAAACTCCAAGTCAATCTTTTGTCCAACGCCACTACTACTACGTGTCTTCATCAACTGTATTTGATAGCGTCCACGCTCACGCATTGCTCTACTTGTAAAGATACCAATCAAGTTGTCTGCTGTGTTGATCTTACTAATACCACCTGATATGTGCGAGTGATCAAACTCAATTTCTTCCACAGCACCACGATTCAACTGCGATGCTGTAACAAAGATAGTGTTGAGCTCCATAGCCAAGTTGCGTAGTTCTTCACTTACATACTTGTCTTTGACAAACAAGTTTTCTGCACTAATCTTAACAGCATTTGGATGCATAAGATCCAAGTAGTCAATCAACAATACATCAATCTTCTTGCCTGTTTTGATCTCGTATTCTTTCAAGTATGCTCTAACATCATTGCTGTTCTTGCCTGTGGGCATATACTTGACTTGGAACGCACCTGACTTCTTGCCAATAATCTTAACCTTCATTTCAACATCGTCAATGCTTTTGAACACATCACGACTTGGAATCTCAGTTGTCATACTATCTACACGCATACTAACCAACGCTTCACTAAGCTCAAATGTCAAGTACATAACATTCAATCCTTGCAAACACCAGTTCACACCCATATTAGCCAAGAACAAACTCTTACCACTACCACTACCACCTGCAAAGATGTTAAGTTCGCCTCTGTTGAATCCGCCAAACAGTTTCTTGTCTAGTGCCGGCCAGCCTGTGCTGATCTGTCCGTTTTTGTCTTTGATGCTTTCTAGTCTGCCTCTAGGATCCGCAAAGTAATCTGTACCCAAGTCTTTTTGCAGTCCAATCTGTACAGCCTGCTTGACCAAGTCTTCACATGCACCATACTCACCGTTCTCCAACAAGTCAGCACTCTTTAGAATAGCTGCTTCAAGTGCTTTGTGTTTGCTGAATGTTTCAAAGTCTTGCAACAACCAGTCATAGTGATTCTCAGCAAGTTGCCCAGGATCTTTCAAGTTGCTATCTGTCGCTGCATTTACAATATCAAACGTAGGCAATGCATTGTGTTCGTCTACATAGTTCTTGATAAACTTTGCAGGCTCAACCAACCTTCTATCAAATGTATCTGGCTCAAAAACACCCTGACAGCGCACAAAACTTTCTGCGTCCGTCATAAACATCTCTAGATATACTTTTTGTATATCATAACCATAATCCGTGTTTTGTCTAGTTGCCATTCTTTGCTTCCGTGATATGAGATTGCGCTTTTACTTGTCCACATGTCTTACAATAATTTATTATAACATAAAACTTGTGATTGTCAACTTCTATTATTTCTCGATGTTCTGTTTGTATTACGTTGTTGCAGCAGCCGTACATACTTTCACTCCATAGTGTGCTTCAAACTCTTGTGCTTCTTCTATTGTGTTTACAATAGGTTTGCCTTTGATGTTTAGGCTTGTGTTCAACAATATAGGACACCCTGTCTCTTCGTGCCAACGTTCTAGCAATTTTCTAAAGCCCACGCTTTGATTTTTAGAAACTGTCTGTACCCTAGAGGTGCCGTCCCCGTGGATGATTGCAGGTAATCCAGGATCCGTGCAAGTTGCAGTGTATTGCATGAAGGGGCTGACATATCCGTCGAAATAGGTAGCTGCATGTTCCTCCAATACTGCTGGCGCAAAAGGTCTAAACTTCTGTCTTCGCTTGATGGCATTGACTCTATCTTTGATATCGGCGCCGCGGGGGTCTGCAAGGAGGGAGCGGTGTCCAAAAGCTCTAGGTCCAAACTCAGCACGGCCATTGGCAACACCAACAATGCCAGTAGTAAGTAATTCCTGTAGTGCTTCTTCAACTGGATATTCTCCTTCTATTTCATAACCGGTGTACACATGCGGCATAGACATAAATTCTTTTTTGTGTGCTAGTACAGCGCCTATAGCTGATCCAGCATCACCTGGGTTAGGCATAATGTACATGTTGTTCCAGTCACTCTTAATGCTGCCGTTGGCACTGCAATTTAAAGCACACCCGCCCATTAAAACCAAGTTACCCGATGGCGATTTCCATCTAGCCCAGTTACTTATATACTTGAGTAGGTATGAATATACTGCCTGTACCGATGCGGCTATGTCAAAATAGTCTTGTTCTGTGGTAAGGTCTGGTCTCCACCACATACACCCCCTATGTAAATTATGACGTAACTTCACTGTGGGTGTGTTGAAAAATATTTGTTTAAAGGTATCATCGTCAAGGGGGTGGAAAAAATCATGTAGTATTTCGTTGAAGAACCTTAGGGGGTCGCCGTATGCTGCCATACCCATGAGGATGTATTCGTCCTCTTGTGGCTTTAGTCCTAGTCTTTGCGTGAACGCGGAGTACCATAATCCCACGGAATGTGGGTACTGCTGGCTGTATATCTTCTTGATTCCTTTTTCTCCGTCGGCGTTCCAAATAGTGAGTGTATCAAACTCTCCAATACTGTCAATACAAACAACAGTGGCTTCTCTAAAAGGACTAGTATAAAAACCGGCAGCAGCATGGGCAAGGTGATGATCAGTATAGCGAATAGGAGCAGATATACCATACTGTCGAAGATAACGACTAATATTGTTTTCCCTAAAGTTGAATCCTTGCCCTGCTCGAAGTTGTCTAAGGCTTTTGACAAAGGGTCTTTCGTACCAAATAATTTCATCAGGTTCTCCCCATTTTTTTGCATACTCTATTAATTTATCATTTAAATGCGCATCATTTTTTACACCACTGAATCGTTCACTGTGGCTTGCAAACTCTAAACCGTCATCTGTAAATACTGCTAGAGCAGCATCATGACTGTTTGCACTAATGCCCCATGTTATCATAATATTCTACACTTCAATGTCTATAAACTCGCCTTCTGTATATGCAACCGGAATTTCATTTCCGTAAGCATCATATCTTGCTTTTGCTTGATCTCTTAGTACTTGGATTTCTTTCATACGTTCTTCAACTTGTCGAGTTTGATCTAATTTAAGATCTGAACGTGTTGCTGCTTCTACAACCCTAATACGTTCTTTTTCCATAGGAGGTTTAATGTGTTCACTGTTAGGATACACATTAGGATGTCCGTACTGACCTGCTTGTACTGCTTGTTTAATTTCACTCATTTGTAAATAAACGGATCACGTTTTTTAATTTCTGCTAATTTCTTTTTAAACTCTTGTTCTTCTTTGTACCAGTTGTATGGCCATGTAATCCATGACCAGATATATTTAAGTATTTTCATATACTGTCTCCATATTTTCTATAAACTCATCTCTCCATTTACAATTTATATTGTTTGATTGTAATATAGTATAGTTCTGTTTTAGAGCCTTTTCTTTTTTAAATTTCCAATCTATAATTTGCGTATTGGTCATTGCATTGAGTTTTTTACAAGTTATATCAACTGCGTTTAATGCTTCTGTGTATCGACGATCAATTACATGTTTGTCCCATGTCTCTTCTAATCCAAATACACTATACAAAGTATCATATCCCAGTTGAGATAAATGTTTTGATGTATCATTAATACTTAGCACAATTGTAGGAATAAATCTTGCATATGGTTTCCAAGTCTTTTCGCTTAACAATTTATTATTGTAGCCTGGTTCGATATAGGTTTCCAATGCAATGTGAAATGCACTAGCATCTAATATTGCATAATCTTTTTTCAAGTATTGCTGATTGTTTACCCATCCATGATTTTTACTCGGATCAGGATCTCTATCTACTGTCCTTGGAGTAGTAGCAGCCCAACGTTTTGTATGAAAATTGCTTTCTCCTAACTCAACTAATTGTTGTTGTGTAGTAAAATTTACACGAGGATTGCTTATCATTGCATATTGATCTAATTTAGATTTAAATAATTTATAGTGCCACCAGTGTCTATGTATTTTATCTTGTCCATTTAGACTGCTGAATAAAGCACGTTCTTTATCAAATGTTTTTATTGTGTTGTTGACAGTCTCTTCAAATGCTTTATCAACATCATCTACAGCAATTCCATATGACCAAAAGTGTTCACTGTATACTCTAAACCCAGGACTATATCTTCTATCGTTTACATTGCTACTAAGATACCAAAAGTAATCAGGATCTATTCTATAACGTTTTATATTGTGTCTAATTGTTTCCCAAAATAATATTTCGTTGATAGGATCAAATGCTTCTTGTGCATTATCGAATATTAATACAAGTTCTTTACGTTGCATCATTTTAATATATTTCAACGGAATATAACGTATAAAATCTATATAATGATGTTTTTTAGACCAGTTCCATGTATGTTTATCGTATATTGGTTTAATTGCTAGATACTTCACATTAGGAAGTTTGCCCTTGCTATTAATATAGTTTACTAATATATCAAGTCCGTATGTCGTGCGCATTTTACCAACGCACTGTTGAATTGTGTTATTTTTATATACTACATTCTTGTTTACTGGAAACACTTCTTTGCCCTTAGTCTAATTTTTAATGGAGAACTTTCTGCTGCATTAGCAATACTATACAATGTATATAGCCTTCCGTATTTTGCAACAGCATCACCTACATCGTTAATACTGTCATCCCACTCTGGCAAACTAACACTCCAGCCTCTTTCTATTGCCTGTTCTACAAGTTTACTACCTGCTTTATCTCGATCAGGAACAACAATTATTTCTTTTTGCAATCTATCAAGTAGTAATGCTTGTTGATCATTTATTTCGCTACCTCCTAACGCACACCCGTCTATGTGTATAGCATCTATTTGACCTTCGCATAAAATACAAAATATCTTATTATGATTTTGTTCATCTAATCCATAAACAAATCCAGGCTGTGTTTCTGTGAGATACTTGGGCTTCTTGTCTTCTGTAATGGTTCTAGCAGTCCAACCTACAATACGTTTCTCATAATAAAATGGAACAATAAGCCTGTCGCGGTATCCTAAGCTAGGGCTCCAATAGTAATCTGTATCATCTAAGTTTAGTTGTCTTGTAGACATATACTCTAGTATAGCCATACTAAACTTGTTGAAGTCTTTTATATCTGTGATCTTTACAGCATCCGGCGGCAGTGGTACAGTTTCAAACGTAGGCAGTTCTATCTTGCGCTCTGCAACCTCTACACCTTCGTTTATACGCATCACATCAAACGTCAGCTTCGTTATTGTATCGTCACTACAGTTGAGCCACTGTAGCAGCTTACGTAGCTTGTGTGATACCGGTCTGCCCGGTTGCCAGCTTGCTTTGTATCCGCAGTTGAAGCAGTGATAGCTAACTGTATCACCTTCTGAAATAAGTCCGCCACGCCCACGCTTGTCCATTGTGTTACCTGTGTGATGACAACAGGGTGCATTGAAGCTAGTCCAACCACTAGGAGTAGTCTTACGCTTGCCAGGCAGGTGTGCTGTGATTGTGTCGGATACAATACTCATGCTATTATTATAGCATCATTGTATCTTTTGTCAATCAGTTTCTAACAAGTATCTTTGAAATCTTGTCTGTAGGATCATCACTAGCAACAAATCTAATATAGTTAAACACGCCAGTAAAATTAACAGGCGTTGGTTCTGTTTCGCTTCCTGTAAGAGTTACAGTACTGATATCTGCCCAGTTGTTGTCGCTTACAATTTGATTGTCTAATGTTGCTTGTACTTTTATTGTGCCAGCATATGAATCTGAATATATTGCAGCGGTATGTAATGCTTCGTTGCCATTAATACCAGGCTGTGCATCTATAGCTTCTGTGATAAGATTAGTAAACGAATTTACACTGTAGGTTGCACTAGGTCCTGGAAATGTATTATCGTCTACATAAATTACACCACTAGACTGAAAATCAGTGTTTGCATATGTTAATGTTTTTGAGTTATCTGATTTAACAAGATATACACCATAACTTAGATACTGACTTTTTATATTCAATAAATCGTTTTCATTTATAGTAATGCTAAACATACCTTTTTTGAAATAGCTTTGGAAAGTTAAAACAGTACCTGATGTAACAACTCCTCTAGACGCTTTGTTAATTGTTACAGTTGTATCAGTTACTTGGCTGACTATAGTTTTGTCTTTTATATTGTTACCTGATACAGTTTGCCCTACTTCTATACCTGCGGTGCTAGTAAGTGTAATTGTAGTTGTATTGCTACTAGAATCAGCTGGCATTGTTTTTGTAGTTACATCGTCTAGCACTGTGCCATCTTTCTCAACTACCATAGTTTGATTTTCATCAAATGCAATAAACTTTGGTGTGTAGTCTATTAAACTTTGAGGTTTTTGATCTTGATTTCTAACTTCGAATTCGATGGTATTATCTATACCTTTTGTAATTTCTACTTGTTTTTTATACACTGATCTATACTCCGTAACATAACCGGATAAGTTTGCTTCTAATTGTACTCTATTTTTTAATAAATATGCGAAGTTTTTTTGCATCACGGTTTCCTTTTGTATAAGTATTTATGGTATGTTATTAAAGAATATAGAACAAAATTATCCTTTTATTAGTGTTGTTGCTTACGGGCAGAACGAATATGTTGGCATAATTGCAAATCAAGACAGCAGTGTCACAAGTATGTATGTATTTACAAGGTTAAAAACTGACGAGCACAAAAAAGCATTTTTAGAATTTGGAGAAATTTGGTGGTGGGAATCAAACAGGATGATTCCAATTAACATATTCCTAAAAAAAGAAATTGGAATATTAAACTATAGTTTAGTAACAATGAACACTAAAGATGTAAGAGTAAGTTTAGGACCTTGTGTAAATTTGAATAATATGAATATAAAACGAGTTAAACGTAAAAGTATTCAAGTTATGCGGAAGAAGTAAGTCCTTCACAAATTAAATTCATGTGTACTATTACACTCATAGAATATGCAAATGCATGTGCTTTTTTAAAGAAGTAACTGCCGTCTTCAGGCTTCTTCCAAACTTCTTTGAATATCGTTTGCCATGTTTCGTTGGCAAGATGCCTCTTCGCAGGCCGAATTATTGCTAGTGTCGCTGCCAACTGTTCTACCGAAGTAGGTTTCAATTGCTGCAATAGTTCGCTGTGTCCGTTTAGATGAAATACTTGATCTGAAAAGTCTTTGTGTTCCAGTAGTTGCCATAAGGGTTCCTTCTCCATTAGTGTGTTTAAGTGTGTTTCGTTTGTAACGTCTTTGTATATGCTTACATTAAGAAAATCTAATTTAAAGTATCCACGCTCTTCTGCGGTTTTGTAATCAACAGTTGACAGATTATCGATAGGGTTGTGCGGACATTCAGTTACATACACCCCAGTGTTGTGTTTTTTATCTGTGTCTAGCTTTGCAACTCTGTGCTTAATTTGAGAAAGTAGTATCTCTCTATCTGCAAAGTCGATATCAATATCAGGCATCTGTTCTCTTCCAGTGGTATTCACCGTTTTCATCCGGTACTTGTCCAGTATACTCGATTCCAGTTTCCATGTCAACCAGTTTCCATTTAGGAGGACACTTGGTATGTACGACTAGTGTTATCGGCTCTTCGAATACTTCTACTTCGGTACCGTCTTGTAATGTTCTAAAGTTCACTGCGATGAACTCCATTTATCATATCATCTAATGCAAAGATATGAACTGTATGATGCATCCGCCCTTCTTCCCAAAGTTCACATGCTGCTTCACCGGCTTCATCTGCTAGTTCTTTGGTACTGTAAGCGCCAACTGTACGATATGGCGCTTCTGTGTCCATATTGCGAACTTGTACTACATATACTTGTGTAGTTGTATTCATAGTGTACCTTCTTCTCTCATCTTTGCACGTATTTTAGTTGCAGATATATTGTGTATATCTTCGCCAAGATTGTGTTCTGTAAATGTGTAACCTACGCCTCTGCCATAACTTATATCAACAATATTAGGCACTGAAAGAATTTCGTATTCTTCTCCTAACGTATATCCGTGTTTGCTTAGGCCTTTTTCAATATTACGTTTCACAGTTCTATAATCAAAAGGATTATCGTCTTGCTTTGCTGTACGACCGGCACCTGCGTCTTCCCCTACAATGCCGCCTACGTCTCGTATCATAATACACACTTGTCCAGTTTCAGCAAGAGCACGTTTAAATAATTCTGTATGTCCGTCATGCCACGGTTGCCATCTACCTAGCATTTGTGCTGTGGGTTTTTTCCAATCAAACATTTTTCTCTCTCCAGGTCTGGTATCTCTCAATTGCAAGCATTAGTGTTTCGTGAGTATTATCAAACCAATCTGCTACATGATAATCGCATTTAGGCGGCTGTTCAAACACTTTGTTTGTATCTTCAAACCTACCTTCTTTAATAGTATCCATCCACACAGTAAAGTCAGGGTCAAAGGCTTTACGTGCTTCTTCTGTTGGACAAACAAAGTCAGTAACAGCAATTTTACCTGCTAGTACTACACCATCACTTAGGTGTCTCATACGTTGTGCTTGTCTCATACGTCCTTCCATGCTGAAGTCCCAATCGTTGTAACGGCTGCGTATTTCGTCAGCATTAATGTGTATACCGCCTACTAATTCAGCAAATGGTTTAGCCAGTGTTGTTTTGCCACTGCCTGGCAGCCCAAATATTAATATTTTCATAATTGCATTTCCTTAATGACTTGTTTTGCAAAAGCCACATCTGATGGCTGTCTTTTAAAACGCAAAGCCCAATGACTAGGGTCTAAAACAAATCCTAGCATATTTAGTTGTTCGTCGTTAAAGTCATTTAAAACTTTTTTACCACTAGCACAATTTAATACTAACCAAGGACTTATTTTTCCGTCTTTGATATCCCAAGTGATTCTGTTTGAACTTGCATAGTAAAAATAATGATTATACACACTATTTTTTTCTTCAGCCCATTTTGTCATTGTTTGAATGCTACGTTCCAGTGCAGTTTCAACACCTTCTTTGCGAATAAGTTCTACTGCATATTTTTCATACATTTCTTCTCTGCACCAGTGATCAAGTTTTACATTACTGGTAACAACATAGTCAATGTATTTGTCAGGATATAAAGGTCGCACGTTATTAACAAAACTGCCAAACTTTACAAAAGCATTGTAAAATGATGACTTAACAAAATCTTCATATATTTTATCTTTCTTATGTCCTGCACTTAGTTTGTAAAATCTTTGGAATGCATAAAATCCAACTTGTACAGGCTTATCGTCTTTTTGTAACCATCGTCGTTTAGGCTCACATACATGAGCTAACAATGTACTTTCTTTCATGTAACTTTTATTGCAATATTCACATGTGTACTTAGATGTCAACTTTTTCGTAACCGTGTTCTTGGGCGAGTTCTTTGATTTGTTTTTTTGTAGATATTCTAGCAAGTGTTTCGACCTCGTCCATTTTCATATTTGGATATATGTTTGATAATAATTTTACTGCTTTACTACTATCGTCTTTTTTCTTTTTCAAACCAATCCACGGATGAAATTGTTTTTTACCTGTATTACCAGCAACACATAATAGTTGCCATTGTAGTTTTACGTGGTTGGTTCCGCCTAGTACATTCCAGTTTTTATTGTAATACTCATTAACTTTAAACACTGCTAATGCAGTTTTTTCGTAATTGCCTTTGACACTACTAATGTATCTGTTGAGATTCCACAAGTCGCCTTTGATATCTTTCTTGCCATCTTCGCCGGCAGCATCATACAGCTCTTTGAAGCCCATATCAATACTTGGAATAAGTTCTTTGAATAAGTCTAATTCTTTATTTGGCATTTGCCGGTTTCTTCTTTTTCTTTGCGCCGAATGTATATTCAATGTTTTCAGTTACAGCACCTGATTCGCAAACTGTAATTTCATTTGTTTTCAACCATTCTTGTATTAATTTTTGGTCTTTGTTGTCTATTAGTTCTCTAGCCATTGTTTTTGTGCCAATCTTCTAAATCTTGTGGTGAGTTTATTTCTATGCCGTTAAACTCAACTTCAACGACACCTATTTTAATTCCGTTTTGTATCCAACGCAGTTGTTCTAATTGCTCTAGTGTTTCCTCGGCGTACTTGGTACTTACGTTGTAAATTGTTTTTATTTCACGATTATAACCATATATACCTAAATGATGATCTCCATACTGCAAACTAGCTCTCAAGAACCAATGTGCTCTACCTCTATTATGTATTAGTTTAACACAGTTTGGATCAGAACGCAAGTCTAAATTCATCGGAGTATATGCAGTTGCTACGTCACTGCGTTCTAATTCTTTTTCAACTGCACGTATTATTTCTGCTGTAATATCTGGCATATCGCCTTGAACATTAATATATCTATCATACTGTAATTTTTCATCAATAACTTGCATACAACGTTCAGTACCGTTGTCTGCGTCTTGTGTCATTATACATTTTGACGGGCCGAGGTGATCAAAAATATCCTTGTGATCAGTTAGTACATAAGTGTCTAGCCCTGTAGCAGAACAAATATTATAGACATGTTCTACTAATGGCACTCCATTTAATTTTGCCATCATTTTACCAGGAAAACGTGTGCTGGCATATCTAGCAGGTATTAGTATTGCTGTTGTCATTAAAATCCCTTTATAGTTTGATTGATATGATATAGTTGACGCACTGTTTCTGCAAAGTCTTCTAAGCGTAGCATATTAGGTCCATCACTAGGAGCATTATCTGGGTCAGCGTGTACTTCTAAAAAGAAGTTGTCAATGCCCATAGCAGCGGCAGCACGAGCAAGACCTGGAACGTAATCACGATTCCCGCCACTCGATTCCCCATTGCCTCCTGGCTTTTGGACAGCGTGGGTAACGTCAAAAACGCAAGGTACATCGTAATGCTCAAGCATATACTGAAGCCCAGTGAAATCAACAACCAAAGTATTATATCCAAAACTTGTTCCTCTTTCTGTTATCCAAACTTCCTTTGCGCCTTCTGTTTTGCTCAGTATGCCTTTGACGTCCCAAGGTGCAAGGAATTGTCCTTTTTTAATATTTACAATCATACCTGTATTAACAGCAGCACAAATTAAGTCTGTTTGTCTACACAAAAATGCAGGAATTTGTAGTACATCAACAGCATCTTCAAATTCAATACGTATTGTGTAAACTTGTCGTTGATTGTGTACATCTGTTAATGTTTTTACACCTAAAGTTTTTTTTATTTCTCTAAAGTCAAACAGCGTAGAATATAATCCTTGGCCACGCATACCGTTTGCACTTGTACGGTTTGCTTTATCAAAACTTGCTTTAAAGTAATATTCGATGCCATACTTATCACACACCCGTTTACACTCTGTTGCAATTTCTAAACTTTGTTCTAGTGTCTCATGTTGACAAGGTCCTGCTATAATTTTCATTTACTATCCTTTATTAAGTAATACGTATTAACAAGTTTATCCATTTGCATTTTTAAAGTAGGATGTTCTTCAGTCGCATCACATAATTTTAACCATTCGCCGTAATCTAGCAATTTGCCTTGTGCTCTTGCCACGGCACCCGGATCTCCACCAATAACCCAACGAGGTGTAGTGTTATGCGGCGGGTCTCTATATCTTGCATATACTACACCATTAGCACGTTCGTATATTAATGCTTCACCCGGTATTAGTTTCTGATCCAACACTTCTTCTCACTATATCGCTGTGATTAAATTCTGCCCAGTATAGTTCAAATGCTACACCGTCTTCCAGTCCTTCAAACTGATGTATCACACCAGGTTTAACTTGTGTAAAATCGCCTGGACCAAGAATAGTTTCATCTACTAAATCGTAATCTTTTTGCCACACACGCACAAGCATTTTACCTGACTCTACGTAAAAACCATTCCATTTAAATTGATGTTCATGTTCGCTACATTTGTAGCCTCCTTTGAATTCAATGCGGTGAAACTCTAGTACGCCGTTAGCATGTATAAGTTCAGTTTGTCCCCAAATCTTTCCTGCTTTCATTTTACTCTCCTATAATAACTTTCCAAAGTCAATAACTTCGCTTTGTCGATTTATGTCTTTTACAAAAAAAGCACAATCCGGATTCTCGCCTGTGCTTACTGGTACACTAAGTAGCTGGCCGTTCTTCATTTTTGGAAAATACCATTTTACATCATTGTAAAAATTTACTATTTCTAAATGTCCAAAGTTTGGTTTAAAACTACTTAAAGGATTAAAAAGAAATGCTTCAAATCCTCTTTCGTTAAGGCTTGTTAAAGGTAATACTTCTAAGTCGCTGCCGGCCTGACTACATCCTACTGCAATGCACCAATCCAATGGCATTGTTACTTCATGTCCGTTTATGTTTAGTACGACAGCAGGTGAATTGAATGATTCTAAAAAGATTAGAGGTACAAAAAAGAAATCAGGATCTTTTGGATCGCTATTATCAAGTACACTAAATCGCATAGCGTCATCAACTTCGTCTGGTAGAGCATTAAGCTCAAATGTTTTATTTTCTAGTGTTAATATATTCATTAATTCCAATCCACTTTTTCTATTGTGAATGGGTATTGAGCTTCCTTATAAAACTTTTTACGTTGGGTAAGGTGCCGCTTCGCAAACTTACAAGTACTTGTAAGATCCCATATTTGAACGAAGTCTTTGTCCTTTGCCTTTCTTACACCTCTACCAATACTTTGAATAACACGAACAAAAGACTTGCCAGGCTCAAGAAGAACAAGATTAAAGATCCTCGGTATATTAAGTCCAACAGCGGCAACCCCGTAGGTTGCGATAATGACTTCATTAGTCCCTTCACGAATCGTATCATATGTTTCTTTTCTGTCTTTGTTTTTAACAGCGCCGCTTACAAATGTGCTGCCTGGTATTAGTTCTGCTAGTGCTTCTCCAGCACTAATTCTGTCTACTAGTATTAGTGTATTGCCTGTTTCTTTTACTGTGTTTAATAATTTGCCTATATATTCTAATCTGTTTTGATTTGTTGTTAAATATTTTAATTCTGATTGATAATCTGAATGTACTACAGTGTCTATTAACTGTACTACATTAACATGACACTCTGATAATACACCTTTGTCTTGCAATTCTTTAGCACTAATCTGTCCAATAACTGGTCCTAAACTAGCGTGAATACTTTCAAACTCAAACTTCTCTTTAGGTACTGTACCGGTTAGTCCCCAACGTATGGGTGCATTACGTAGGTTGCGTGTAAGCAGGTTCTTGAGAACTTCTGCTTTGGCTTGGTGTACTTCGTCGACAATGATAGTGCTCACACCTTCTAAGAACTCTGCAAGTGATAATACTGCTGATCCGTCCTTATGCTTCTTGTCCAAAATATTTAAGGATTGCCAAGTGCATATTGTATGAGTCTTACCTAATTGTTTCCTGTCGCCGAAGTACACCCCTACATCCAACCCACAGTTAATATAGTCTTCTTCAGTTTGCTCTACTAGGCTCTTGTTAGGAACAATGACCAAACTACGTCCATACTTTTCACTCATGTGTGATAGTGTAGCAGTAGTAATAGTTTTGCCTGCGCCTGTTGCAATTTGCTGTAGACTCTGTGGGTTGTTAGCAAAGTTATTGATTGCTTCAACTTGGTAATCTCGCAGAATAATTTCTTCACCTTCTGCTGGGTGTCCTTTAGGCCAACACACTCCCTGGTCTGCCCAATAACGTTCTGATACTTGTGGAAAGTTTAAGTCAATAGGATGTCTCCTATCTTCAATGTCAACTATTTGTACATTGTTTTTTGCAAGCACTTGTGTAACTACATCAAGATGATTAACATAGCCAGTGCCACCAATGCCAAAGAATGCAACTTTGCCATCCCAGCGTCCTAGTTTATACTGTGGCATATAACGTGCATATGGAACATCAAACTTGAGAGCATTTGATAACTTCCGCCGTACATCAACATCAAGTCCTTCGATCTTAATGTTTACTTCATCTTCGATTATAAGTTTGCACGTTGGCATCTTTAAAATCTTCCTTTAATATATCTTTGATAACTGTTACCCCAAAATTCATTATCTAGTGATAAATTTAAATCACAGCAATGGTTAATATAAAGATCAACTAACTGTTGATTCTTAGAATTTGTTTTGCTAAAACTAGTTATAGGTCTAAACTCACTTGTAAACAATACCTTCGGTAACTTATCTTTACTAATATACACGATTTTTGTTTCTTTGTCAACCCAATTGTTAAGATTGTTATGTCGTACAAAACTGTTAACATTTTCTTCACTATTTGGATCTGTTACTCTAAATAATACACTTTGTTTTTCGCTAGGCACAACATATTTTATTGCATTATAAAAACTACTTAATTCTTGATAACTATTATCTTTGTTGATTAATACTAGTAACGGAAATCTATCAAGTTCAATTAATATTTCAACAATATTGTTTATATTATTTGATGATTCTGGAACATTAAAATAATGATCATTTCTGTCAATTACTTGGTCTAATAATAAATTATTAGTAAATGGTTTTGACAAATTTACAAGTCCTAATCTAAAACGCCTATCGTATTTTTGAATATCATTAAAATCTGTTTGCGGTGTAGGCAAATCATTTATAATTTCATTGGTGCGAGTTATTACATCATCTACTTCGTCTTTATATTTTTTTACTTGTTCGTCAAACTCAAACGTGTCAAATGCCTGTGTTATACGGCGTACATTAGCACCAGTAAGTTTATAATAATGTTCGTGTGATCCTTTCTGATGATAGTATTCTTTTCCGTGTGTATATCGATTTATTTTTTCTATTTTGAGTATATCTTTTTTGCTAAACGGAAATCTAATTTTAATCCATTGCCAATTGCTTTTGGATTGATCGAGCACATCCCAGTACTCTGTCATATGACTATTGTCTACAATTTTAACATATTTGCTTCTATCAATGTGTCGTAACGGAATACGGGTAGGAAGATCCTGTACATCCAAATACTCCTGTATCTTTTTTAAGACAAGAGCATATTGTCTATCAGTAATTCCTACACCTCGTACTGTCTGTTTGTATATACTAAAGTATATATTATTATTAGATTGTAAAGAATCAAGTTGATTGTTGCAAATGTATTCAAGGTAATCTTCAATATATGTCATAGTAGTACTATAACACTTTATAGGGCAGGTGTCAATCTCTTCAGTGGTAAGCCAGCAGATATTTCTTCAACAGTAAACTCTGTCCATGCATAATCGTTTAGCCATTGTGTTCTATCTGGTGTTAGAGGATCTTCAATATCGTGTAGGAAGTCTATGTCATTGGCCACATCATAAGCAATGCTATGAGTACTAACAAAAGCAGGAACGCCTTCGATGACACTATGTATCCCAGGATTGCTACTGTAACTGATAGTGCAATGTATATTATCAAACCCCATATCAAAAGAATCATAAGTGCCGTTAACATGTCGAGGCTCCTGTCTTGTTACGTGCCTAAGTCCACGCTCGATGTGTTCTAGTCTACAGCGTGGATGCGGACGAAATATAATTGGACGGTCTGTATGTTTGCGTATTTCATCGTATGTATTTAAGAACCAATTGCTCATACGTGGCATATCACGCCATTGCAAACTTTTATCATGTTGTCCACATATTAAAATAAAATTGCCGTTGGATCTCCAAGGTTTACAAACCAATCCCAAGCTATCAGCCCTAGCCCTATCATTGTCTTTGTCACCAAAGTAAGCACTTCTGTTGATTCCATTTAATCCTACCTTCCAAGTTGTTCCTCGTTTTATTCCACCGACTTCTAGTACAATAACTTTACGTCCTGTTTTAGTATAGTAGTCCCATATAGGTTTGTTCCCAGTCATACGTCCGTTAAACAACACACTCCATATAACAGCAACATCGCTGTGCATACTATCTTCTTCGATTATATGTCCAGCTTGTTTTAGACTATATTCAAAAGCATCGAATATTGGTCTACTGTTTAATGCACCATATTGTTTGAATAAACTAAATCTCATTGTTAAATACCATGTAATATATTTAACAAGGATATTAATGTGTCAAAAATTTCTGTAGTATCAACATTTCATCAACCTGTATTAGATCTATATGGTCAACGTTTTGTTGATAGTTTTAGTAATCGAGTAGATAAGAATATAAAATTATATTTGTATACAGAAAATTGTACTCCTACAACCAACGATCCTCGTATAGAAATTTTAGATCAAAAAGATCATTTGCCAAAATTAATGTCATTTAAAGAACGTTGGAAAGATGTGCCCAAAGCTAACGGCATGCCGCCTGATGAAATAAAAAAACGCAGACCCAAAGACTGGCATAAAGATTTTAAATGGAATGCAATTAGATTTGCAAACAAAGTTTATGCTGTATTTGATGCAGCAAAAAGATGTGAGACTGATTGGATTGTTTGGTTAGACGCTGATACATATGTACACAGTCCAATAAGCCTTAAACAGTTTGAAAATTTTACACCAGACAATGCTTGGATGAGTTATTTAGGCAGAGGCAAGAAATGGCCCGAATGTGGCTTTTATGGAATTAATTTAAAAACAAAGGCAGGAAAAAACTTTCTACACGAATTTGAATATGTATATGAAAATGCCGAAGATGGAATATTTCAAATGGAAGAATGGCACGATAGTTTTGTTTTTGAAGAAGTAAGAAAAATTGTACAAGAAAAATGGCCAAGAGAAAGATTCTATAATATAAGTGCTGGATTAGTAAACGGCGAAGGACATCCTTTTATAAACAGCGACTTGGGAAAATACTTTGATCATTTAAAAGGTGACAGAAAAGAATTAGGTAAAAGTGCAAAACCTAGAGATTTAATAAAACCAAGAAGCGAAAGTTATTGGACATAATTTCTCATATGTGCCCATGCTTTACCGCTACGTAATTCCTCGAAATTCCAATGAAACATACTAATACGTTGTAGCCATTTTTCTCTATCAAACTGTTGAGGACTTTCAATGTTTTTGAATCCATGGTGTGCTACTTCTGCACACTGACTTCTATGAGAATCAGTTATATATGCAGGATAGCCTTTGATAATAGGACCTACAATACTACTACTGTTATGATTTACAACAGCCCAACATTTATGTAAATCATCTTCTAATGGTCTGCCGAACGGAGTTACTTTTACTCCTGGTAATTTACTAATTCTATTATAACGATGATATAGATAAGTTTGTGCAGCCTTATCACCGGGATGGCCTCTTACAACAATTGGTCTGTCGCTGTATTCTCTAATTTTCTGTACAGTGCGTACTACCCAATCTACTACGTCTATGCCATCCATACTCCAGCCGCCGTTGCGCTGACAGCAAAGTAATATATATTTTCCTTTAGATAACTTAGCTTGTGGTGCAATATGTAAATGATGCGATATTTGTTGCCAGCGATTTGGATCAATGTTATCGTCAAAATATATACCTGTATTAGGAAATACACCATTAAAACTATATCGGAGATAATGATGAGGCTTGTTACTACTATTTGCATACAAAAACAAGTTACTATCTGCTGTGCATACATATTTTCCTGATTGTATTTGATGTTTGATAATCTTTTCACGTAATTGTAAATGCGTACCAGTTTTGCCTTTACTATGTGTCCATCCTTGTATTACTGCTACATCGCAGTCAACAATCCTAGGCTCGTTCTGTATTAATCCTTCATCATTTCTTATACGAACACCTTCAACAAAATTATGTAATATATCTGTTTTTTCTTGACTTTTATTTTTTGCAGGTATTACATTTAAATAACTAACTACTTTCATTCGTTGACTATGTTCCATGCAAACCCGCTACGCATTTCACCTTCGGTAAATTGACAATAACTTAAATGACATGCAAATTTTACAACTAAATCTTTTTCAGGATAATTTAAATTTTCAACTTCGTCTAAGTTACTATTACACAACGTTGAAGCTGCGTTAGGTCCTAATGCAATTGCAGGCTTTCCTAGTAAAATAGCTTCTACTGCTGCAATACTGTTGTAAGTTACCATACAATGTACATCGTCGGATAATGCCTGTTCCATTGTGTTTATGGTTACTCTATCGGCTCTGTCTGGTTTTAGTCGTACTTCTATAGGCCTATCGGTGTGTTTCTTTAATTCAGCAATTACGTTTTCTGTCCAAGTTTTGGGATCGGGTTGGTCAAACATAGCCATTACTTTTTGACTAGGAGGGCAAATTAATATTTTTTTACCTGGTGTAAATTTTTTGTAAGTATACCCTAGTTTTGCTAATCTATCCTTTGGACGTTCTTGTATTAGCTGTAAGTTTTGTAGATTGTTTCTTGTAACTCTGTGGTACATTTTTTTACGCATACCTACAGGTTGAATATAACCTGTATCTATTGCATAATATGGACGATTATGGTTAATACAATGCTGAATGGCTTTTCTACTACTACCGCCTAACCCTCGTATAATCAATGGAGTTTTTTTATCTTTTTGTTTTTCCCAAGTACTAATAGTACCAAAAGAACCCGTTGCAAATGCTTCAAGATATGTGTCGTATTTGTGACCTTTTGATCTATAATTTATTCCGCCGTCGCTTTCGATAGTTGCTACTTTATTACTCATTGCTGTATCATGTGCCTTCCATATTTCTAAGAATTCTTCTTTAGTTCCGTATATATCTCCAGTATCGTCTATTCCTACTTTAAGAAAATTTTCAACTAATTTTTTTTTTGGACCTGGTAAACTTAGGTCATTAACATTTTTATCTGCGTTTCGCATGTGCTGAATTGTTTGATACAATTCTGAAATATGCCTTTGATGATACAATCTTTCATATCTATAATATTCAGTTGAATATTCACAATCTTTATATTGTTCAAACCAAGGGCCGCCTTCTGTATAATGTAATGCAGATGGAGTACCGTCCTCTGGTTCTTTATACCATCCAACTAACCAATTCCATTCATGAGATAATTTACCTACCCATTTATCAGGTGCCCATGTTAGTCTATGAAAATATGCACCATCGTTTGTTTCATTATTTACAACATGCTTGGTTAATTTTTGAGTATGATGATGACCGCAATTAAACAACATCATACTACTCCAATTTTTTCTTGGATACATATGTTGAACTTTGCCGTCCATTTTTACTGTTTCTTTTGGTGTATAATCATGCTGGGCACACATTACTGCATATTTTGGATCTGCTTGATCAAATAGTTTTTTGACATCATCTAGAAAAACAAAATCGCAATCTATAAACAACGCCCATCCTTTAAATTCAGCAAGTTCGGGAACAAGGAATCTTGTAAATGTAAATTCAGTGCTCGCAAGTTTATCTATGTTTCTTGAATAAAATCCATCTCTGCGTAAATGTTTTTGCTTTAAAGGAATAATTCTTACTGGAACACTGGCATGGTATTCTATGCTTTCTTTACATACTTGATAGGCAAGATCTTCGCGACTATCCCAGCCTACATATATTCTCAGTGGTTCCTGTTTTTCATCCATTTTCGTATTCCTTTTTTACTTCCTCTGGTATTAAACCTAATTTACAATAGATAATATTTAATGTCATTCTTTGTTGATTACTGTACGTGTGTACATCATGCCAGTTATCTTTGTGGTTAGGTAAAACAACTGCATTGTTGTATTTCCAATCAGTTGTTCTTACATATTCTTTATTAGCATTATATATTGCTGTTCCGTTTGCTTCTGGTGATAATTGACAAACAACTGTCATATGTTTGTATTTTTGATCAACATGTATATTTGACGATGCGTTATCAAAATTATTATATTGATATAACATATCGCATTTTTGAAAATAGCCTCTATTTAAAAAATTACATAACCTAGGATATATAGAGTTTGCAAACTTTTCTAAATTTGGATCATTTATAATTATACGTCGATTATTATCTGTAATATGGTCAAACATGTTTTTAACATATTTTAATTGTTTCGGAGGTAGAAAGTTTTCAATTTCTAGATACTTCCAAGGTTTGTAATTAATAATCACTCTGTCCATTAATCACGTCTTTCTATATCTTCTTCGGTTAGATTGTTACCCATCCAAACTTCAATAACCTTAGCATCTTTATTATCTAAATTTATAGCCTTATGCCACCATCCAGTTGGAATATCAATACTATCACCCGGTGTTAATAATGTAGTAGTTTGATTACCTTGTTTATCTTCAAGAAACATATTGATTACACCGTCTACAACATGCCAGTGTTCACTGCGTTTAAAATGTCGTTGATCGCTAAGTGCTTGTCCTTCTGCAAACGTAAGTTCCTTTACTTGCCATGCGCCGTTACGATCTAAAATTTTGTACTCACCCCATGTACGTTTAGTTACAGGCTTTTCCCAATTTTCTAATATCCAACTACTTGAATTCTTTTTATCTTCGCCACCAACTCCAAAAACAAATTCTACGCTATTATGATCGCCATATGTATTTTGCTCTTTTACATTACCGTCTATTCTATCGCCGCCATTAGCAACTATAAGTTTATCTGTTGTAGTTTGTAAAATATTTCCTATAGCCATATCAGCACTATCGTTACTATCGTCAAATCCAATAACTTTATCTACAACAGCTAATTCCTTGATTATTGCACACCTTTCTGCAAAAGGCATGAACGGTCTACCTTTTTTACGAGTAAGCCAGGTATCGCTGTTTACACCTACAACTAAGGTATCTCCTAATTTTTTAGCAGCTTTAAAATATTCTATATGTCCAGAATGTAGTGGGTCAAATCCACCTGTGACCAAAACAGTTTTCATACTGATATTTATATGCGTATATAATTAATAAATACTTTTATGAGTTATTATATATACAAAACCCCGACACCTTATATTTTTATACATATACCTAAGACTGCCGGGCGTAGTATTACAAATGCATTATCATCAAAATATGACATAGAACTTATACCTAACAACGATACCGAAACTGACAATTATCATAGCACAATACATCATGCAAAACAACTAGTTGATACAAGCAAATATCATGTATTTTCAATTGTAAGAAATCCATACGATAGAGTTTGTAGTTATTTTAATTTTAGAAAAAGAAAAATTGAAACTGGAAAGATTAGCACAATAGAAGAAATTGAAGCAACAAAAAAAGGAATTGATTATTGGTTTGATGCGTATTCAAACAATAATTGGGAAGGTACATGGTTTGGTTGCTATAATAATCAAACAGAATGGATAGATGAAACAGTTCAAGTTATAAGATTTGAAGATATAAAATATATAAACTCAATGCCATTATTTGCAAATATAGATATGCCTAAAACAAAATATAATAAATCAGATAATCACAAATTACATTATCATAATATTGTATCTAGCAAATTAAGAAAACGCATAGATCATGTTTATGAAAAAGATTTTGATATGTTCAAATATCAGTGGTAATTTCTTGTAAGGCTTTCTGTTTTTATATTATCACCTAAAGAATAAAAAGGATGTAATCTTGCAACAGTGCATTCGGTAGTCTGCAATCTGTTTATGCCGCTGCCAATTTGTTGGTCTGCAGGCCTATGTCCTTTTCCGTGCCTATTCATTTTAATCCAATGTATTAATTTTTTTGCTGCATGTGGCTTTATAATGTAACTATAAGCACCTTTAAAGTATTCTGCACCAGTTCCAATTTTTAATGTATTCTTTGGTGCTGGATTTTTATAGTCAATTACACGTAATTTGCTTTTTATAGATTTGTCAACTGTTTGATTATATTCTTTACTGTAAGGATCATAGCGATCTAATTTTAATATATCGTCAAATTGTTCTAATATATTATCTGGCAAAGGTCGTATAAAAAATCCATCATGCTCTAGTATAATTATAGGTCGATTAAGTTTAGCACATTTGTCCCAAAGATAATAATGACTAAAGAAACAACCAAGCACACCTGCTCTACCTTTTTTGATTGCTTTAGGAGGCCTTGGTACGCCTGATTTAATATATTCGTCGTTTGCATTTTTGCCATCAATTGCTTGAAAGTACTGTGCTGTTATACCATTAGCTTCTGCTGCAACTTTGCACTCATACGCCATATTACGTGAATGTTTGTTATTTTCTAATCTAATAATGTAAGCAGGAATTAAATGTTTGGCTTTCTTCATGCAGGAATATAAATCCTTTCTTCCTCAATATTATGCTCAAACTTGTAACCGTGCTGTTTTAATAATGATTCTAATTGTTCTAATGTCCATCCATAACGTACAGCATTTTTTTCAAAATATTCTACTACAACAACTGGCTTACATGTTCGTATGGTTTGTATTGCACCTTGTAATGCAAATAATTCAAACCCTTCGATGTCTAAATGTATTAGACTACACACATTTAATCCCAAGTCATCAATCTGCAAGGTTGGAATAAATCCTGTTTTGCTTACATGAGTTTTACCTCTGTTAGCTTCTTTTATTTTTAAATTTACTAATTTGCGATCTTTACCGATACAACTTTGATATTTAAATACATTTGGTTCAGTAACATTTTGATTTAAACAGTAAAAGTTTAAAGGCTCGGGTTCAAACGTATATACATGCTGAAATTTTTCAGCATACATTTTAGTATACACACCCATGTTTCCGCCAGCTTGAACACAAACTTTTTTATCAGGTACAAACTTACAAATTTGCTCTGGCAAATCAAAATGTGTCATCATGTAATTATAACATCTTGTATCGGTTTTTGGCCAAATATAATTACCTCTTGTTTCAGTAAAGTCTATCATAATGTCGCATCTTCCATTCCAGCAACACGTAATTTAACAATATTAGTAATTTGCCATTGCTTCTGATCAAGTGCTTTGAGAACACCTAGCCATTTATTACGCATAAGTGCAAAGTCGTTGATAATCTTTTCGTAGTCGCAAACGTCTGCCTCACCGTCAACGTATTTTTCAACGTCACGGCTTGACAGAGCTCGCTGGTAATTTTCTAAATATTTCTTGAAAAACGAACTGCGCAATCTACGCAGTTCGATATTTAAGTAGTTTAGGATTGCTTCAATTTCTTGTAGCTGATTAAAACGGTATTCAACAATGCCTGGCATTTGTGCAGCAGCACGTTCAACATTACCTACAAGTTTACACTCATTACGAGCAATTCCTAGTTCATGTTCAAAGTGTGCAACCGCCTCGGGTATCTTAGATATGTCACGTGATACTTCACTATACCAACCCATCAGTCATCCCATTCGTCGTTATAATTGTCCTCGTCAACATCGTCATCTAGATAATATGATATTGCTTGATCTAAATTATTTTCAGATCCTAAGCATTCTTTAAACGTAATATCATCAACCCCATAGTCTGCTAACAAGTCAACAAACCTTTCTGCTGCTGTTTCAATATGTTTTTTATCTAAATAGTTTTTGAAGAGATTCCAAACATCTACTATTTGCTCATCGTTCATCGATCATTGGCTCCTCGTCATGATCCACAACTTCTTCGGTTGCGTTAGCGATATTTACCATTTGTTCTTCTTTTGCTGGTAAATCTGCCATAACCATTTCGAGTAGTTCACCTGTCCATTTCTTACGATATTCAAGTGTTTCTTCGCCATTACTATCAATGTACTTGTAGCGATTGCCTTGTTTCTCAAGCAAGCCTTTGCCTTCCAATAAATCAAACATACCGGAATACGGATTCATGCCTGTTTCATATGGAATCTCAACTTGTACACCTTCAAAGGGTTTAGCGTAACGTGTTTTCATTACCTTACACGCTGCTCTAATACCATGTACTTGTGATGTTTTGTTGCCGTCTGCATCTACTTTAAGTTTAAGTTTCTTCATAGCAACAACCATTGAACTCGCATACACAAAGCCTGAACCACCTGAGATCTTGTCATCTGGATCAAACATATCCTGAGATGCATATGTGTGGTTAGTAACGCACATACCTACATTGTAACTACCAAACATATTAACACAGTTAGTTACTAGTGCTTTTAGTGCCTTTGCTTTGCGACCAAAGTCACCTTTCATATCACCTGCTTCAAACTGACTAACTTCAGTTGGTGACATAAGCATGCCTAATGAGTCAACTACAAACAACACCTTAGGACGATCTTCTTCGTTCATACTACGATAGTCATCCATAAATGTACTAATAGTTTTAGCAACATCGTCAATCATTGCCATGTTTAGTTTTAGTATTTTGTCGTCAGTTGTTTCGACGCCAAGTGCTTGTAACCAACTTTCGTCAAGTGCATTTTCGCTATCAATAAGAACAACAAAAATGCCTTGTTCTTGTGCTGCCTTAACAATGTTGCCGCTTACAATATATGATTTACCAGCACCGGACTCTCCGGCAAATACTGATACTTTACCAAGTGGAATACCTTTTTGAAAGTCTCCGCTCAGTAGGTAGTTAAGTGCAAAGTTGCCTGTGCTAATCCAGTCTTGCGGATCATTAAAGCCTGCGCTCATACCTTTAATTGATTTAGTTAAACTATTTCGAAACTTTGAAGGATCGAATGATTTAGTAGCCATGTTTTCTCCTATCTAAAAAGCGTAATGGGGGATTGCTCCCCCACTAAAGTTAATTAACCTTGACGTGCTCTGATCATTGCTAAAATGTCTTGTGCGCCACCTTCTGCTGGTGCTGCTTCTGCTGCCGGTGCTACCGGAGCAGGATCTTGCCAACCTGTATCAGTTGTAGCTTCGGCTACTGGTGCTGCTGGTGCTGCTGGTGCTGGTGCTGGTGCTGGTGCTCTATTTTGTGGATCACCTGTACGTGCTGCCATACCTGCAGGACGGAAGTAATTGCTCCAACGTTCTGGATCATATGCTTCACCGTCTACACTTGCTTCAAACATCTCAGTAAGTACTCTGAGTGCTGTTTCGTCTGGCTTTTTAGGCAGGAAGTCATTAAGGTTAAACAGCCCGTTTGTATTAACTGCTGCCATTTCCTGATCACTTAATGGACGCTCTCTACGTGCCCAATTACTTGCGCCATAGTCTGCGTATCCACCTTTTGATCCTTTTGACAAACGGAAGTCTACACCAGCAGTATAATCTGTTGGTAGTTCTTCCATATCCGGATCCATAAGAGCCGCTTTAATCAATTGGAAAATTTGTGGACCAATAATAAACCTACGAATTGGATTCTCAGGTGTAGTATCGTCTGTCAGTGGATTATCTGTTACAAAGCCTTGGAAGATGTACGAACGCTTCTTCCAGTATTTACGACCCATGTCTTCTAGACTTGCGTCTTTAAACCAACCACGTACTTCTGCTAGGATTGGACAACTCTCACCATACATTTCCATACATGGAACTTGTACTTGTACTGGACGTGAATCTGTCTCACCTTTAATACCAGCAAATGGTAATTTGATAACTAAACGTTCTTTCCAAAAGAAAGTGTTATCTGCATCGCCATCAGGTAAGAAACGAATAGTTGACTGTTCGCCTTCTTTCATATTCCAAAATGGGTAAATGCTGTTGTCGCCTCCACCTGACGAACGATTGCCGCCTGTGTTTGCTTCTTGTTCTTTGAGCTTCGCTCGGATTTCTGCTAATGATGCCATAGTTTAATGCCTCCTAATAGTGCCTATGATATTTGTAGCTACATTGCTACGTTTCTTGTTGTGCCTTTAATGTGTAGTAGCACAGTTACTATACTACACAATTTATTTATCGTTGTCAAGTGTTTTTTTATTTTTTTTACTACTGCTACTTACATTTAAAAATTTATTGATATTTGGTTGAGTGCCTTTGAGGAAAAACGATGCAAGTTGTCCGTACATTATTTTATGATTAGACTCGCACATATGATTAGGCAAATTAGCATTATCGTGTTCATCAACATTAATTAAGCTACTGTTTACAAAACAAAACTTTGTATCGTTGCATTCGACTATCTCGTTATCTAATTCGTTAAAGTTAGTATAGACTAATGTGTTTTGAAAATGTTTACTTAATAGTTTTAGTGTACTTACATATTTTAAAACTTCTAATTCTATATCAATGTCGTTAAAAATTAAATCTTTTTTAATATACTTATTGTACTGGTGATAATCTTTAAATTCGTCAAGCATTCTCCATTGGGCCTTGCGTTCTAGATCAGATATCAACGTTTTTATGTATGTTTGATGAAATGGA